ACCGCCTGGCCGAAGTCAGCCATCGACGTGAAGCCGCGCTTCGGATCATCGAGCGCCCGGTCATGAATCGTCGTGATCTGCGCCGGCGAATCGTTGCCGCGCTGAGCGATTAGGCTCCGCTCGTGTTCCCGCTGCCGTTCGAGGCGCGCGATCTCGGCATTGATCTCTACCAGCCGCGCGTTGATCGCATCGTCGCGGCCCTGTTCCTCCGGCGTCAGACCGCGCTCTTCGGCCTCAGCCGAGGCGAAGATCGCCTGGTTCTCCCGCACCAGCGCGGCCCGCTCGTCAACGAGCACGTGATACCGCTTATCCATTGGGTTTGCTCCTTACAAGACGAAACCGGCCTTCAGGCCGGTCAACCACTCACCCCGAATTGCTCGCGCGACTAGCTCTGAGCGAGCAGCCGCAACCGCCGGCGTCGCCGGTCCACGTCACCCGCCACAAGCTCAGGCTTCACCTCCTCAGCGCGGGCCGAACGAGTCGATCGGCCTCCGCTCGCCAGTCGCGCTATCGTCTCCCGCAGCGTGGCCACCCGATCGGCCATGCCGAGGCTGAGCGCTTGCTTCGCTCCGACGATCCGGCCTTCGCCGAAGCCGCCAGTGACATCGCCTTTCGAGACACCGCGGCCTTTGGCAACCGCCGTCGCGAACATCTGGTAGTAATCATCGACGCTCGCCTGTATCGCGGCCCGCGCGTCATCCGAGAGCGGTTCATAAGGGTTGCCCTCGGTCTTGAACTTGCCGGCGCTGATCAGCGACACGCGCGTGCCGAGGTTCGCTAGCATCTCGCTCACGTCCTGATGGGCGGCGAAGACGCCGATCGAGCCGACCTCGCCGGAAGGCGTGACGACCAGCTCATCGGCTTGCGAGGCGATCCAGTAGGCCGCGCTTGCCGCGAGACTGTTCGCCACGGCCACAATCGGCTTTTGGCCGCGCGCGGCCTGAATCTCGCTGGCGAGCTCCGGCACGCCGGAGATGGTGCCACCCGGCGAATCGACGTCGATCACGATTGAGCCGACCGAATCATCCGCGAGGGCCTGACGAAACGCCGTCGCGAACTGTTCGGTGCTCGTGCCGCCCGAGAACTCGCTCATCAGGTTCATGCGCTGCCCGATGGTGCCGTAGAGCGGCAGAATGGCGACGCTGCCGGCGGCTTGGACGGCTCGTGGCGACGCCGCGCTGACGCGGGCCTGAATCTGTTCATGGCTGAAGACGACGCCCTGTGACCGGAGATCGAGGAAGGCGAGAATCTCAGCGAACTTGGCTGGCAGAATGGCCCACGGCGTCTCGGCCACCGTGCGCAGGACGCAGACAGGCAGCCGAGCGCTCGTCTCCTTCATCTCGTCAGTGTCCATTGCCATTCCTCGCAATCACCTGATAGAGCGCCGATTCAGCATTCCCATTCGACGGCGGCGGCTGATTCGTCGCTGGCGTCATATTGAGCGGCTGCAAGTACGCATCTCCGCCCGGTACAGGGTTCAGATTCTCCATGCGCCGGATGTCGTTGACCGAGAGCCAGCCATTCTGCCGGCCGGTGGCATAGGCCCCATAGCGTGTCCCGATATCGCCGCGCAAGAGGTTGTCGAGCAAGAATTCGGCGAAATAGGTGCCCGTCGCGCTGATCAGGTCACGCGAGATGATCTGTTCCCAGCGAGTAATCCAGGGCAGCATCGTGTACATCACGAAGTCCATGCCCTGTTGCTCGATGTTCGAGAACGTCGCGCGTTCCAAATCGCCGAGTAGGTGCGGTGGAATGCGGAACCAGCGGGCGATCTCGGCAACTTGAAAGCTCCGACTCTGGAGGAACTGAGCATCCTCCGGCGTGAAGCTCAGCTTGTTGAACGTCATGCCCTCTTCCAGGACCGCAACCTTATGGGCGTTGTGCAGTCCCGCGTGGGCCATCTGCCAGTCATGCCGCAGGCGCTCAGCCGCCTCATTCGAGAGCTGGCCAGGATGCTGAAGCACGCCGCCCGGTGTCGCGTCTTGTGAGAAGAGGCGTGCGCCGAACGATTCAGCGGCATGGGCCAGTCCGAATGACTCACGGGCATAGGCGATCACCGAAACACCGAGAATGCCGTCGAGTGAGAGCCCACGGAGGTGGAACATCTCATCGTAGCGGATCGGATGGACCACGCCGGCCGGATCAGTGTAGCGATAGCCGAGAATCGTCTGGCCGTCGGTATCGGTTTGCACCCGATCGGGATGGAGCGGGATCAGGCTGTCGACCATCCCGCGCGGACCGGGCTGAATCCGCGCGAAGGCGTTGCCCCGGAGCACTACATGGGCCTGAAGCATCTCCTTGAACTCGAAGGCCGTCTGCCAGGGATTCGGCAGGTCGTGCAAGAGGTCATAGAGTGGATGCTCGGTTGCCCGACGCTTCCCGCCGTCGGCTTGCCGCGCGTACATCTGAATCGGCAAGCTGGCCAGCGTCTCCGAGAGGATCTTCACGGCTGCCCAGACCGCCGGAATCGTCATGGCGCTGTCGTGCGTCATGCGCCGGCCGAGAATGTTCGCCAGCTCGTAGCTGCCGCCGCCCGGCCCGTTCCAGCCGAAATCGCCGTTGAAGTCGCGCGTCGGCGTGGCTGGATATGAGGCCAGGATGCGCCGGAAGATGCCCATTAGCGACTCCGACTCCGTAACAGGCCGATCAGGACCAAGAAGCTACCAGCGAACACCGCACAGGATGCCGGCGCGAGGTACCAACAGCCGGCGAAGGCGACGATGAAGCCGACGACGATCACGAGATCGCTCACATCCGGCTTTACCATGCGATCAGTCCTCGTGATTCGTAGATCGAGCGCGTCTCGGCTTGATTCTGTGCCACCGTCGCCCGTGCTAATCCCATCAGGAGCGCCACAATCCCATCGTCATGGATACCGGAACCGTTCGGCTTGAAGGGCCGGATCGCCTCATTGGGACCGTGCTTGACCATCACCTGAGCCGCCATCCAGCGCAGAATCGGGTTTCCGCCGTGTCGCAACTTGCCATCGAGCAAGAGCCCTTCGAGCCGGTGGCAGGGCTCCGAGTAGGTCTGAAAGCCCTGCGGCATGGCCACCATCGTCAGGCCCTCGACTTCGAGCTTGGCGGCTAATGCCGAGGCGTTCCATTTGTCGAAGGGCACTTCGACCACCTGATAGGGCGCCAGCCAGCCGGCGAGGTCATCGGCGATGTGGCCCGGATCAATCGCGTTTCCCTCGGTGAGGTGGAGATAGCCGGCTTCGGCCCACTGACGATAGGGCACGTGGTCCCGGCGTTCCGCCTCGTAAATCGTGTCTTCCGGGCGCCAGAAGCGGCAGAGCGCTTCATAGCTGCCGTCAGGACGCCCGAAGACGGCGATCGCCGCCGTAATATCGATCGTGGAGGCCAAGTCGACCCCAACGAAGCATTTCTGCCCGGCCAGGGCTACCGGATCGACGTCGCCATCGCAGGCATCCCAGCGCTTCATGTCGATCCAGCGCTCGGCTTGCTCGGTCCATTCATCGAGATGCAATCGGCGGAAGGCATTCTGTTGCGAGGGAATCTCGCGTGCCTGCTTCGCCTTACGTTCGAGGTCTTCCAGTTTGACCGAGACGCCGAGATTCGGGTTCGCTTTCGCCCATGATTCCGGCGAATCCCAATCGTCGCCGGCGTCGATCGTGGCGATATAGCCGAACACCGAGTCGTCTTCGACCGTCTCTTCGAGGATCGAGACGGCGTATTGCCGTTTCTCCCAACAGACCGACTCATGCCCGTGGCCGGCTGTCGTGATGTAGAAGATCAGCGGCTGCCGCCGGGCGCCGGTAGCCGTCTCCAGTACATCGACCACTTCCCGGTTCGGATGGGCGTGTAGCTCGTCAACAATGGCCGCGTGAATGTTGAGCCCGTCCATCGTATCGGCGTCCCGGCCGAGAGGCAGGAACTTCGAGGCGGTGCGCTGGTCCGAGAGACTATGTGCCAGCGGTTGAATGCGGGCTTTGAGCGCCGGCGATTTCTCCACCATGCGCTTAGCTTCGTCCCAGACGATCCGCGCCTGGTCCTTCTTCGTCGCCGCCGCGTAGACCTCAGCGCCGCCTTCGCCGTCGAAGAAGCCGAGCAAGAGCGCGATGCCGGCCGCAGTGGTCGATTTGCCGTTCTTGCGCGGGACTTCGACATAGGCGGTGCGGAAGCGGCGCGAACCGTCGGTCCGCTTCCACCCGAAGAGCGAGCCGACGATGAACGCCTGCCAGGGTCGCAGCTCGATCGGCTGTCCGGCCCACTCGCCCTTGGAAT